CAAAAATTTGTAACTACGTATAAGTCCGGAATCAGTATGTCCTTATGACTTTCGTCATCATTATGCCACCACAAGTATCACGCAGTGGGAGAAACATGATTTTGAGTTCAGCTGCAAATAGTTCTCTATCAAGAAGCATGAGACATAAGGACATACAGAGTTCCTTCTATTATTTTCATTTGACATCTATGCTTACGGACAAACAGAGAAAGAAGCGACTTATTTCGGACGGATACTCTGAGCTACCAGATGTTTTTCAACGCTTGGGAAAAGGGGAACATTAAAAAGGGTACATCAAAGAAGTCAGAGAATACGAAAATATAGATGTCAGCCTTACCCCCCTTAGGATATCAAAAGGCAGAAGGTGTTGCCAAGATAATTCTGGATTCGCTCAAAGCTCAAGGAAGATATGCAGCCAGTGAACCGAACCTATTTACTCTCTATTTCGCTGCAGCAAAAAAGCATTCAAACAGGCAATCGGGGCTCTTTACAAACAAAAGATAATCAATATCGATCCTGAAGGAATCCAATTAATCGATAAAGATTGATCACAAAAAAGGCCTGCAGTCGAAACTGCTAGCCTTTTCTGTGGAGATGGAGAGTCTATGTTAATCACTACACACAACAACAGATAACTACAATTAAACTAATTATCAACGCATTGTATTTCTAACATTATATAGTTAACTACAAATAAAAACAATATAGTAAACCGTATTTAGTCCCCGTTTTTTTTAAATAGGGACTAAATAGGATTACTTTACTTATCATCCATTGCATCCATGTACAACCAAACTTTTCCATCCGGTGCGTCCGCGTCCATAAAATAAAAACTGATGGCATCCTCAATGATTTTCTTGTCAGCATCCGCGTTAAACCATTCCGCGAATTTGACATTTTTATCATGCCAATTGGCATTAAGAGCGACATATACATCCCATATGTTGGTATTTCCTGGTATACTCATGCCTTTTATGGCTGAAGTTACCTGATCCATGCTCCAATGTTCACCTTTGATCGTTTCTCCCCTCGTATTTTTATGGTGCATCCCCGCAACATCTTCACGAGCAAAACACTCATTATAATGAGGGCCACAAAACACTTCATGTAAATCTCGCATAGCTTCGTCATATACATCTGGATTCTTTTCTTTCAAACACATCATTGCATCCTCTAACACATAGATAGACTCCCACATTTTCTTTTCGGTACCAAAACCTTTTGAATGGTAATCCTTTATTAACTCATTGTAATTCATAATTCTTTGTATTTAGTCTGTAAATATTGATTTCAATTCCAAAAAGTCAGCCTCCGTTATACGAATAGCGTTAGTATCACCTATTATAAAGTTCATAAGTCCGTTATCCGGCAGCTCTAACAAAATAGATCCCTCGCCTATCGTTCCTTTAAAAAACCCTTGTTCAAACTTGTAAGGCTTCATCGTTTTAAAGATATTCATCATGTCGTCAAAAAGCTCCCCCTTATCATAATTGCCTTTCTCATCTGCGACAAAAAGCATAAGACCTTCTATCTTTTCTGTTATCTCTTTATCCTTAATAATAAGAATATTATGAACACCTCTTTTCAAATATTTTGCCAAAGGCTTAAATGCCGTATTCCCCGAAACGAAAGTATTGATCCTATCTTCCGCCCATATTTCTACAGAGTTTATAAATCTACTTTTTAGCTCTAATGCTTGTTGTTTCAATTCCATAAGGCATTCAATTAGACTTTTTCTTATTTCCACTATTTTTCAACTTCAGAAATTCCGCATAAGGCATATCTGCATATTTAGAAGTATATTCATTGAATAGTGCAATATTTTTGTTAGCCTCTTCTGAAGCAGATTTCTTCACTCTTTTAGTAATTGACATTAGATTTTCCAATGTTTCTTTTCCGTCTTTAACCCCTTCCACAATAGGCCTCATTATCCTCATATACTCCCTGTTAAGTATGCCCATTAATGTATTTTGAGCTTTTTGATATTCGGGATCATTGTTTAATACATCAATTTCCATATCCGTCATATCATTAACGATATTATCCATCTCATCCCATAATGGGGATTGGCTCCTCTGAGCTTGCGATTGAGGATTAAGCGCCATTTGTTTTTGCGCCTGCACTTGGCTAAGAGTCTCCTGTAACCTGCGCTCATAGGCTTCCATATCTGCGTTTATACTATTAGAGGATGATCCTAATAACGGATCTCCGCCTCCTATAAATACGTTATTTAATGCCATAATAATTTTGTTAGTGGTTGATAATAGGAAAGTGGTAAGCCCCGAAGGGCTACCACTAACTTTGCTTTTTACGCTTTACTTTAACCTTTGCAGATTTTGTATTTTCAAGCGGTTTCTGCCGGAGCACTTGTCTGGGGAAAACCACAGCAGCTACGATAACTTCCGTAACCGGAAACGACGGGCGTATTAGGAAGAACCAATTCGCCTTTAATGTTACGGCAATCGAGACGATTAGTGTAATTTACCGATGCCGTGAAAGCACGATCAATTTCGCACTGGATCAACTTGTCCTGGTACGGACGGATAGCCGCTCCTACTGCTACTTCTTTTTCTAAATGACCGATACGGGCACTTAGGACATCAAAACCGTCACGCTGACTCTTATACAGACCAAAAGATGCGTTATTCAATTTTTCGGTCTGATAATCGTTCAGGTCGCGCATAGATTTGTACAATCCAAAATCGCCGTTTACCTGAGACTGGTAAATCTGAAATTTTTCAGCGACATCCGTATTACGATGGTCGTAATCTGCTTGCATTCCGGAGACCTTCAATCCCCACATGGCATTCGTCAAGGCAAGAGCTTCCTCGCAACCCTTTTCCCAGGCCATAAATGCAGTAGGAGCACCTACGCCGGAACCACCACTACCTCCTGTAGTTGTATTGATGTTTACATTTTCCGGCATACCGGCTCCACAGCCACCACCGAACAAACCACCGCGATTACGAGATACAGCCCATGCACCCAACGCTGTTCCAATGATACCTAATGTCAATCCAGCATTACCAACACCCTTAGATGCATAATCTTTGTGCTCACTGTCATGGACAATTTCCTTTTCTTTGATTATTCTTTCCGCTTCCATATATATGATTTTTATGGTTATGTCCGAGTAACCCGGACACCACAAAAATCACTATAAATGCTTTGCTTAATAAATAATTGTTTGCTAAGTTATTGCTAATTTATTGCTCTCACAATTAATCATTCATATTCAACTAATTCTTCCCTCACACTTTCAAATAAACTACGCAGATAATAGCTCCTTTTTATCCTATCCGGGTAGATGTTCTTTATCCGATTAACTGCCTGACGAGTCATGCCGGTTAGTATAGCTATCGTTCCGTCACTATATTTATGTTCCGTCAAAATAGCAATAACTATTCCTCTAGCATCTACATTTATTTCTTTATTGCTCGAAAGTAACATTACAGGATCGGTACCTATTGCCTGGCAAACGGTCACCACCACTTTTTTATAATACATTTCTACCCGATTCATAAACATTCTGTTTAGTTGTTTGTTTTAATATTACTGCCGGGCAAAAAAGCACGGCCAAAAGAGCTTAGAGCCTCCCAGCCGTGCAACGCATTAAAACAACTACCAGGTCCGTTTTAATTTTTAGGTTTGGGAGGCTTTCTTTTCCTCCCGATATCCATACTATCTTCACAGACGATATAGATAAATGAACAAATGTTTTCTACCAAATTCTATAAAATCCTCCCACCCCTATATAAGGTGATAAACCATACCGACCAATCCCATAACCGGCTGTAATACCAATCCCCCAGCGACGGGGTGACTGCTGTTTTGTTATATACATTGTCTTTCGAAATATATCAATACTATCCAGCGAAGGATTATATCCTGACACCCAAGCGCGATAATCATCCGTCAAGTATTCTTTCTGCGTGACCGGGATAGGCACAAAAATCGGCTCTCTCACTGTATCTCCCTCAAGTGTGATGTAGACAGGGAACAGTTCCGGAACCGTCTGGATCACCGTTTCATAGACAGGATAAGGAATGCTATCTCGAATCGTGTCACGCAGAGTCGACGTGTCGGTTTTTCCAACAAGCTCATCTCCTATCCTATTCGTGTGCCGGCCGGCCAAGAAGCAAAGAAGGCAGAGAATCAAAATCAGTATTACATGCCAAGATTTCATAGCAAAATCCATCCTGTTATAACATCCGGCATATCGGCTTCTACGCCGTTTTCAACATACGACATAGCAGCGACAATACGAATCATTATCTCTCTGTTCTCGGGATATACGGGCTCGTCAGCCGGAATACCGCTTCTTTCCGCCACCACCCTGATATAATTCTCCGTATGGTTCTCGTTTGTCGGAGCCCACCGGGTAATCATCTTGCGGATGGTGTCCAGTTTGTAATTGCGGATATAATTCCGTAAGATTACGAACATCGCCCGATAGCCGTAGGCCATCGTTTCAAACTGTTTAAATGACTTATCCTTGCTTGGTCTCACCTCGCCCTGAAATAAGTCATCATTGATTCTGATATTGCCAGGGTTATTATTTCTAAGTCCTCTTGCTGTCATAATAAATTCATCCATTATTTTTAATTGTTCATTAATCTAAATCTAAAAATCGCTGGGCGGCTCACGATCCGAACACCCGTGCTTGTTGCACTTGCGGAACTCTAACGCACTGTTCTTTATCACAAGCTCTGTGTTCTTTTCGGTCAGTTCCCGGACTCGTTTACGGTATTCGTCTATTTTGTCATAAAGGGCATCGATCTTGGTATCCAGTTCGCCGACACGTTGCTCTTTCTTTTCGTATAGCTCTTTCCATTCGGCGGCATATTGCGTGATATTGTCCGCTTCCGCCTTTTTAGCCTCTGCGCCCGCTTTGCGCTTGTTATATTCCCGGTAGCCCCAGTAGCCGGCAACGGGGATCAGTACGGTGGTCACAAAGCCGCCAATCACATTCGATAGGCGGCTAAGCGTTGTCAATAATTCTTCTTCCATATCTTTATATGCAAATTAATACACAGAGATAAGCAGCCACAAATGAAGAAATCTCAATCCAAAACATCGGCTTACTTTGATAGAGCTTATGCCAGAATGTGCCTTCTTTTTCTTTGGCAATATTTAATACAGCATATCCAATATAGGTAAGCCATACAAATAACATAGGCCATAAGTTAAGTGACACCCAAATTTGAGAGAATAATATTGCCATCATTGCACCGGCCATATGTCCCCGGTGTTGGAATTTATCCGCTTTGTAATCTGGAAAACACCCGACAACGATCATCCCGGCCAACGCCAGGTAAGCGAGAAACTCCGTCCCCGGCTTACTGACTTCCAAGATTGCTGGCATTAACACCATAGGACAAGCCCACATTGTGAAGCGGAACCATCCTTTATGTTCTATCGCATAGAACGTGGCGCTTATCGAATAAGGTACACCCTTCTGCTTAACGCATACTGCGGTCGTATAAGCCGCAATAATCAAGATAGAAATAACTATTAACCAAATCATAATAACTTGTCATTAAAGTACGTGTCGAATTTAGATGCCGCCCGGCACAAAAGGCGGAATAAACTTATCTACAGGGCAACTTCTACGTAGTGGCCAACCAACGCGGATAAGTCCTGTACCAAGGCTATTCCGCTATCCCGTGTACACTTATAGGTTACATTATCCTGCTTGTAATATTTGCCGCTTTCGAGGATCATACCAGCAAATAAGGGATCGTGATTTTCGTTATAGGGTATCGGATCTTCAATAGTACCGGTATGTTCTTCCGTCACTTCGTGCCACAGCGAATGTGCCCCTTGTCCTGGACGCCAGTCTTCTTGTGTTCTGTGAGCCAGGTCGCATTCATATAGTTTGTCACCTTCCTGATATCGATCTCCCTTGTTAACATCAATTCCAACCTTCCATATCGGGTGCCGGTTCTTAACTCGTAATGCTTCGGATGCCGTTAAGCCGTATGTATTGATCTTTTCGGTAGCCTCCTTGTCCATTTGGTCAAGGGCCAGTAACCGGCTAAATTCCCTGTTAATCTCTACACCTTCCGGCAAAGCCCATTCTTCGCTTGCCAGCAGATCTATAAACTCCGGGTCCGTAGATTCATATTTCGGAAATTCCTCGTCGCCGAAAGGTGATAGAAATTCCTCGTGCAAGATCACCTTGCTCTGGTCTACACTTGTCCTCATTTCCGGTAGGACTTCTATTCCGTGGGACTTTGCCCATACAATGTTTACAATTGCGTATTTCATATCCAATTAATTTTTAATGTTACTTTGCTTTTAGGGATTGGAGGTAGTTGTAGGCTTTGATACAGTCGTCTTTGGAAAATATTTGGTCATTGTAGATTCCTAAGTTCTTGAAAGCTATTTGTGCATGATAGGTTCCGTTACTTGCTACATATAAGACACCATTACTGCTAATAAATTCTCCTACATTTATTTTAAATTCATTCCAATTTTCATCATAGCATCGTCCGTCAGAGCATATAACCTTTAAAGATTTAACTGGCAAAGTTTTACCTGCTGTTCTAAATGTGATCTGAATGGCTTCGGGTCGATTAAAAATGTGAATCTGAGGATGGATTGATAAACCAGCATTAACTGAAGTTTTAGAGAATAATATCCATTCTCCTACTAATGTAAAATCTTTTGATATAGTTAGATTAACTGCTCTACCAGTATCATCCACCCCATCAGTAACCAGATAGCCTTCGTATTCTGGTATGATATCTACGTAAAAATTAAATTGTCCGGTTGACGAAGTACCGTTGTAGAAAACTATATTAACAGGCTTTGATGGGTCGTCATATACAAACTCGTATGACCCATCAGTAGTATATGATTCTCCTTTTATTACTAATGCTGTATTTATATCCAATGCTCGTACAGATAAAATACCACCTTCTGGCATATCGCGCAGATTAAACTTTATCTGAATACTGTTAACATTTGATTTAACTAAATTAGAATATAAACCGTCTGTTTTAAAGTGTAATGTTCCATAGGGTTGTCCTTCTGATAAAGAAGCGGATGGTTTAAATGGATAATCCCCATACCCACTCCCTTCTGCAAACCCAAAATTAGACAGTCTAAGATCATTACCATTGCCCGTAATGTTGGCAATAGTAGCACGATCTTTATCCTCGTTGGTTTTGCCGGTGACAGTCCATGCCTGGTCGGGGAAGAGCCAGGGATAAGTTTTGACGAAGTAGTCTTTGATCTTGGTCAGTTCTTCTTCGGTGGCATCGTGATCGAGAAATACAAGTTCCCAGATAGCAGCGTTAATACAAATTCCTACATTTCTTGTAGCTAATTTTCCAACATATAGCACATCTGTTCCTGTAAAATTACCAGTTATAATCGAAACACCATTATAACTTTTAGATGTCTGATAAGTAAGGATGTGTGGTAAATCCTTTTCACTCCCTATTGCTCCAAAAGACATCGGACTATTAAAATAATCGGCATTTACATTACGATATTCTAACAAGAAGGCACCATCATTGAACCAATCCTTTACATTAGATACTAATCCTGAGGCTATTTCACCCCTTGTAATCCACTGTCTCAACGCTACAACCGTATATCCCTTTTCTTTAGTCAGAATAGGGAAGTTATCACAGACACCATAATCGTCTACTCCGTCAAAAACGAGTGCACCGGGATAAACATCACTAATACCCGAACCCTCCTTCCAAGCAAAATTCTTGAAGGATAGGAACCTACCTTTATGGTCCGCATCCTCAATCCTCGGATCGTCCATAGCCGCCATCATCTCGTTCGTCAGGCCGCCGAAATGCCAACGAGTGACATCGCCAGGAAGCACCGGGAAACCGTCGCCGGAACCGCCACCACCGGCCATTTTTCTACATGTAGGAAATGGAGCATTCAGGTGCAGCCTATTTAGCTGCACCTGGTTAAGCCCTATTTTGTTTAACCCAATCATGATTGATATGCTATTTTAGCGGTTGTCACTTCTGCCCCGCTCTCAATCCGGATATGCATACCGGCAGGTACGTTCGGTATCTCAAAATCCAGCTTGGCCATAAGAGGCCATGCCGGAGGCAGCGGAATGGGGACATAATCCTCTCCCGTCAACGACTGCCGAACGCTCAATGCTCCATAAGCTCCCGATACATTTGTACGGGTAATCTTAATATTAAAAGGTCCTGTTGCCTCGAATTCGCAAACATACAGGTCACCTTCTTTATTAAATGTCAAATCCTGTAAATCCATTACTTCACCATTTTATCGAACAATACTGCTAATGCGCCTGCCGGCACATCCTTATTGGCATCAACGAGCTTGTCAAATGCAAGCTCCGTGAGAGATTCGATTTTTACGTCTACTGGCTCACTATTCATACCGCCTTCAAAGCATCCTTCATCCTTATTGTAGGTGCCTATTTGAACTGCTTTCAATTCCCGGTTAAACTGTTCGTTTTGCTTGTTAAATGACGCAACCTCCAAATCCGATACTGTACGGCTACCACCGGCTGTCACAGCCTCATTGCTTTCGAGCATCTTCATTACCAGACTGTCGTAATCGGCCGGTTTGAGACGTTCTTTTGCAAGGTCCAAGTCCGCATTATACTTATCGGTCACTTCCCTAAGAGCACGGAGATTTCTGATCACTTTTAAGCGATCAGAAGTATCCATGCCTGAAAGTTTCAAGTCTTTCAACACAGTAAATAGTTCAACTGCTTCGATAGTTTTCATGGTCAAGCCTCCTCAATAGTTTTATTGTTGATAGCTTGTACCATTTCGTCCACCAGTTCTGAGGTATCGGTTCGGTACTTGACATATGAGATGTCGTTGATGTTGATACCAAGCATCGAAAAATTACCGATGTACGTTACACCGTCTTTCAATCTGACATCGCCATTTACTGACTTAACCTGACCTGTGTTAGAGTCTATTTCTACTTGTCCTTTCAAAGTGATCTGTTCACCGTCATAGATCACGTCCGCAATTGTTCTTTTGTTGCTAATCTGTTTCATTTCTAATTATTTTTATGGTTGTGATTTCATTCTAATGAAAAAATGTAATGTTCCGGAATCTAATTTATTGCTTGCCCAGGCCGTTGGAATCTGCAATTGGAAATTGTTGTATTCTGAATTTGTATCCAGATAAATTTGTCCAAGAGACTCATAGTCTACATTAACCTCTCCACCTGAATTTTTGTATATAAAGCCCTTTGCAAGGACATCATAGTAACCATGTATATCAACGGTACCATATCCCGGTATTTCCGTATAATAGTCACCAACTATCTTTGCACTGAATTTCAAAACATATCGACCATCATACGGAGTCCCTGAATTGGGCTGAAACTCTATTTCTTTGTTTGATACCGGAATTTTCGTTTCATAATCCGGTATCGCTACGTTTTCATACCCCCCGGATGAAGAATTGGGATTGTATATGTAGAACCATAGGAAATTACCAGGACTAATCCCTTCTTTTCGTTGATTCAACCTCACTGTCTGTGATCCTATATAGGGGACTTTAAAAAGCATTTTTTCTCCTCCGGTATCAGTATATCCGACATACATCTCAAAACGGAGATATTGATACGTGCTGCCGAGATTTTTTAATTCATATTGCTGGTTATAGGACCTTGTTGTACCATCCGTATTCACGTATGACGGACTTTCAATCAATGCTATTTCATTTTCCGATCCACCTAATGCGAATGTCCCGATTACCTTAACATAGAAATGATCAATATATCCCTGCACTGATTTCCAATTTATCCCCGAACAAGTAACAAGAAATACCAATCTCAGGGCAAAAGACGGATAATAGTCAATTACTCCATTGACTGCATTCGTACAATTAACATAAGGAGCTTCCGCATTGGTATCGTAATTAGCAAAATAGCCGAGGGCAGCACGATAATAAGGATTGGCCGAATTACCTGCATCAAATTTCATTCGAAGCTTGATGCGCTGATCAATATCAATGAAGAAGCGCCCAGGACTATCAGGACTCCAGATATTCCAATAAGGCAATGCCCCGTCAATAATAAAGCCGCGTGTACCATCTGTATAGCCGTTTTCTGCTACCCGAAAAGCATAACCGTTTTCGCCTCCGGATTTGGCCGCGGCCACAAGCCGGAAAAGATCACGGATAACGTACCCTTTCCCGCCGCTCGTATATACTGCTCCAACCTTCAGTGCAGTCTGAAAAAGTGTCAGATCTTTCTTTGGTAGTATCATGCCGCAGTTCCTCCTTTCAGTTCATCTATTTCATTTTGCAATCTAATAACCGTCTCCTGAAGATGTTTAATCTGCTGATCCTTCGTCAACTCCCAGTCCTTACGGACTTTCACAAGATTTTCAATCATCATAGACCTTTTAGAGATCTCCTGTATGCCTTTTATTGCCAAAGCTGACATGCTCGCATAGTCCATTGAATAATATCCATCCGGCTCCGTAAATACAAATTCGGGAAAATATTGGATAACCTGTTGAGCAGATAGGCCAATCCGTACCGTGGCATCAGGATCATTTTTATAGGAGTACCTAAATACAGATAAAGCCATCATTTTAGCCAGCACATCTTCGAGATCACCCATTAAATTTTTCTTCCTAATATCAGATCCTTGTACCAATGACCCTTTGACCCACATATTTCCGGAACTGCTATACGATAGATAAGCCCTTAAGTCATTATTGTAGTAAAAACAATAATCATTGGAAGGGACTGTAAGTTTCCAGTATGAGCCAAACCACATATATGGGCCAGAACCCGATAAAGCTATACCCGGACTTGATTTGCTAATAGTTAGATTTCCTGTAATAGTTCCACCGTTCCAACTACTCCCCCCAGAAATACTACCCTTTGTTAAACTCAATGTCCCACCCGAAAAAGATGCGTTTATTATTGCGTTCCCGCTTCCGGATATGCTAACAGATGTTACAAGTCCAGACGGCTTACTACTTATTTCGCTCCATGAGTAAGACGGCTTACTACTCCCAATCCACGACGGTTTACTGCTAATTTCGCTCCAACTATAAGATGGCTTGGACGATCCTATCCATGATGGCTTGCCGGCAATATCGTTCCAGGTGACAGAACCGCCGCCCCCACCTCCAGAAGCGACATACAACTGCCCCGAAGAATTAACTCTTAATGTATTGCCATCATACTTTACCAGCCCATAAGTTGACGACGATGCAACGACGGCTAAATCTGTTATGCCGGAAGATGAATAGGCGACAACATCCCCGTGAGCTATGAGATCATTATATATCAATAATGTACCGTTATTACTGCCGGAAAAATATGCAGCCAAAGTATTGCCATTTCGGAACCCTAAATCTCCTGATGCCTCGTATATTGACCACTGTCGAGACCCTGATAAAATCAATGCAGGTTCCGTTTTCCGTATTGTCAGATCGCCGGACATCGTATCCCCGGCTTTTTTGACGTATACAGACAAGTTCGGCGTTCCGCTTATTTCGCTATAAGAAATGGTATAAAACGTACCATCTCCGGCCAGATATTTATTATTACTACCTGCTCCGGAAAGGGCATTAAGTATCATATTCTTGTTGATACCCGTAATATACCCCACATCATTGGATAATTGCCCCAATCGGGTAGGTATCTCTGTGCGAAGCGCGAAAGTGCTTCCTTTTTTCCAGGTAAGAATCTTGGTTGCCTTATCATAGGACAACTCCGTTACGGCATTTCCGGTACCGGATGGTATGACGTTTGTCAATCCTCCGCCGGCTCCGTCTGCTAATGTAAGCTGCCCGATGGAATTGATTGAAAATACAGAACTGTCATATTTGACCAAACCGTACATATCAGGAGTTGCTATAGCTATAAGATCGCTAATATCGTTTACAGCGTATGCCACAACATCCGCTTTGGATAACACCGTCTTTTCAAATGTTTTTTGTCCTATTATCGTTTGATCCGTAGTCAGCGTAACGTAATCCTTATTCAAATTAATAATTTGCGTTTCGAGCTTTTTAAACGCCGAATTAACGCTATCTGATGCCGTGATAATAGGGCTTATGCTGTTTGATAGGTAGCCATACAACAGGCTGGATGGGGTCAGATAATGATACCTGTCCAGATATTCTTTGAGTTGCTTTTCGTCCAAGCCACCGCCGGCGAAATTAGGATCAACAGATATAATACCATCTGCTCCGATGATCAAACCACCTCCCTGTTTGATCTGTACTGCTCCAGGAGTCGTATAAGTCGCAACTGGAAATGCCATATCGGGAAATTCATCCTGCGTGCCATAGGCTACAACATCCTTTTCAGAAACGGCCGAATACTTTGTTCGGATATATTCCTTGCCTTCTTCAATAGCTTCTCCGGCCGCATTGGTAGTAATGAGGTCCCAATAACCGGAAAACGAAGATCCGCCGATACTTGAACCTCCGGACATACCCGTAACGCTTCCGCTAACAGCATCCAACATCCTTCCCGTACGAGGAAGAGCCGTTTTCTTTACATTTCTATGTTGTATATCTATTGCCATCAAATGAATCATTTTGTGTTATATACCATACCCATATTGTGCAATCAATCATATGGGATATCACTGAGCTTTGCAACGTCCTTGCTAAATCCTACGCACGAAAGAGTCATTGTCGCACGTCGAAAATTTAACTCCGCACCTGTCACTAAAAAATTACCTTTCAAAAACTTATTGTAGGTAACATAACCCATTATAGGATTGCCTTTAAGATGGAGCTTGCACCCGAATTGCCCATGTTTTTGTGAGTAATTCGAATGGATGGTGCACATCAAAAGACGCTCAAGGATGTTTGTTTGACCAGCACGGGTATAAGAAAGTTGGAATGTAAAGCCGCTATCGACCTTTTTCAAAATATTAGCTTTGCCTATCGGTGCTTTCTCTTCATTGGCGGATATGCACTTTAACTTGATCTCATCAAGGTCAGACTTAACTTTCTTATTCACGTAGCTTTTAAACTCGTAATCATCGGTAGATACGCTGTTACCGTCTAGATCTTCAAGCTCTAAAACTACATTATCTATAATTAGATTTTTTACTTCCTTTAGGACCGATGGTATTCTGCTGTTTGCATCAATAATAGCGTAACTTATAACAAGTTTTAATATTCCGCTTTCGGGAGGTATTGGTATTTTAACACCGGACTGAAAATCCTTTTCCTTATCTATTATTGTCACTGGCTGCGCTAATCCAGTCCAATAAACTTCTGAATTTGTAAGCCATTGATTTAAAACCCGGCTATCTCTCCAATTGCCATTATTCAGGAAAATCATTTCTCCGTATTTAATAGCTCCGCTTTCAGGTACATATTCCCAGTTTTTGCCGTTATAGCACATTATGTTTTTACCATCTCTTATGAGTATCAGTTTATAAAACAATTGCATTCTCATGGACTCTTCCGGGGTGTCAACCTTCTCATCATTGTCAAACGGATCATTTTTAGTATTGATATAAGCCCTGCATTTAAGTCTTAAAAAAAACTTAGTCGAAGGAATAATCAAACCACTATTATTTTGAAACCATACGTTATTGCTTATATTTTCTTTTCCCGTATAAGCAAGATTGGCTCCCAATATGGTACTTTCCTTTTTTTTACTTTTCAACAGGATAAAATCGTTATAATTCCATCCGGCACATTTCGAATAATGCTCCTCTGTATAGCTATCCTTGTCAAGACTGGCAACTTTCCCCTCAAGCCCAGTTTCTTGAACGGTTTCATCTATTAAAGATTGCTCCGCATATATGGAACTCGTAATAGTCACATTGTTTTTCATCTCCTCAAATCCATAGCTACCCTCTGTGGACATAAAGCCGATATCCGACAAATCCTCACGATTATATTCGGGAGTTTGCAGTCCTTCATACATCCAATTAGCATAATTGTAACATTTCATGGGCAAGCCATCCTCAATCGTGTTGTAATCGTAAATATAGATATTACTATCCCTTTGCACCATCATAAGACCAAATGGCCGCAATATGCATTCTATTACTTCCCGGCATGACATCGGTTCATTTTCTTCATCATAAAAGTTGGCAGACATTACATATAACTTGTCTAATACCGTTTCGCTATCGGACAGCGTGATTCCTTCCGCTGTTGTGCTGCATCCAATATATATTTTTTCAAACGGAAGAGCTAAAGCAGAAAGACACCTTTTAAGATGTTCCTTCATGCTGACTATATCTGTGTAGTTGGCATCGTTTTCATCCTTGTATTTAAGCCGTTCCAACACGTTAAAGTCAGCAGCGGTAAATTCGACCGGGTACGGTGGATAGTCCGACAACTGTTCTTCATATAATTCCGGATCGAGCCAACCTACCCAATACAGTTTTCCGGCACGGTACATCTTTATCATATAGCCTTGCATGTCATCCGTATGCAGCGATACAAACTCAAAGACTTCGTGGCTCACGAGTCCTATTGTTGCGCCTGCCCCCTGCACGGGATCTAATTTCTTAGCATCAGAATACGTTAGGACAAAAGGTGTTCCGGTACCTGTGACCTCTTTAGCCGTAACACTGTTGTTCGTCAATATCTCAACCCTGTTCAAAACATTGTCTAGTCCTCTAAATTCGTAGTAATAAGCTATATTCATCGCATTTTCGAGTTAAGTTTTTCACTATTTCTGATCACTGCCACCAAATTTGATCCTCTTGCAACTAACTCTCCGGTAACACGCACATCTGATGACCTGCCACCTCCATTGTTAAGCATATCGAACAATCTTCCTTGCTGTGCCCTGTTCAATATCATTTCCCCTGAATTTGCCATTACAGGGACCTTGTCACCCGCATAGCTTATACCTGGCACAATACCACCTGTCGCAAATTTAGGAGCAGACATAATTGCTGCCAATACACTTGCGACCGCTGTACCTGCCATGATCCATCCAACAACAGGGATAGAAGCGACACTGGCAGCAGCTCCAGAAGCTGCCGTTTTCGTTTGTGCTGTAGTCAAATTATTCAAAGAGGGGATTACTTGAGCAATTGCCTGCATTATACTTGAAGACCAAGATAACCAACCGGCAGCTCCATCTCCTGTCAATGTATTAATCGATCCCAACAAATTAGCCATTGAGTTTAATGTATCAACTTGATTGTTATCAACCAGTTGTACACCATCAGAAGCAATATTCTTTTTATACTGTTGAAGCTGTTGATTCAATGTTGTAAAATCAGGAGCCCCAATAGGTATATTAAGGCCTGGATTTTTACCGGGTTCTATCGATTGTACATCTTCTCTTTTTCCATATTTATATTCAACATCATATTGGACTTTCATTGTAACAATTCGACCATTCAACTCTTGTACCATCCTGTTTGCCACAGAACGAGCCTCTTCCGTTGTAGCTTTATTAAACTTATCCCGCCATGTGGCAAGGAGTTTTTCCGCCATAGCCAAAGAACCTATTTCTGGAGAATATCTTTCAGATTTGGAAGATGTACTGCCAGCCTTTATCCCCAATATTTCATCCCGCGCGCCAGCTCTATCTTTTTCCCAAGTTCCCGCCTTATCATTAAGATCATTCAGTTCGTCGAACAAATCCTTAAAAGAATTAAACATCTCTTCATTGAGATTATCGGCCAATCTCAAAAGTTCATCATATTTATTTCTTTGATCTTCCGGCATTAAATCAAGCTGTTTTCTGGCTTCAATTTGTCGACGATAATTTGATATATCGAATTTGGCAAATGAGTTTGATGCCGACTCTCTAGCCATATCCCTTATTGCCCTATAACCTTCAAGTGTTTTTCGAAGATCGCTATTCTCATCATATACTCTTAGTACGATGCTTTGGGCATTTTCTGAATTGACAAATTTACCAGTACCAGTGACTTGTTTTATCATAGACTCCAATGCCTTGTTAGCATTGTCCGACATCTCCCTTATGTCGGCAATACCCATAATTAGCAATTTATCTAATTGCCTCTGTGCTTTCTTCCTTTCTTCAGAAGTTTTTGAATCATCTTCTATTATGGATTCCAACTGATTCTTTAATGCATCTTTTTGTTCAAATCCTATTTTATTAACAACAAGACTTTTTCGCACTTTTCTATATTCTTCCGCAAATGTTCTCGCATTTTCAATTGCCTCCATTATCCCGTCATTAAATACGGTCCAATCCCCCGAATATAATGATGAGAAAAACTGAGATACAACTCCCTTGCCGGTACTCATTAACTCATTGAATTTGTCTTGATACACAGCATTACTCTGTAAACCTTCATTGATTACCCCAAAAGCACCCGCTGCGGCCCCAAGACCACCGGCAAACTTAGCTAAGATACCGATAGACAAATTTAACTTTCCGCTAAATTCAGATACCTGTTCTGCACTTCCCGAAAAGCCATCTTTAAACTTACGGGCCTGCTTAGTACTTTTCTCTATATTTCTATCAAATCCTTGACTATTAAGCCAAAGTCTTACAACTAAATCACCGGCCATCATTCATCGATTTTAGCATTTTACACATTTCTTCTTGCATTTCCTTATATGGATCACGATCGCTAAACTGTTCATTAGCTTCATCATCCCAGGGTAAGGATAATACATCTTTGGGGTCCAATTTCTGTTTACTGTTAACCTGCACAATCGCATACATTAACAATCGGGTAGTTTCCCATAGTTCCTTGTGCTTCAAGTGTAACCCGGAGATAGCTATTTCAATCTCGAAAGGCTGCATCTGATATAACACATAGTCAGGAGGTAAACCACCCTCCATTACAAGCAACTTATAAATCTCCGAAGCACTTATCCTTTTTTTTTATCATTCTCATCTGGTGGTTCGGATAATAAGGATAGGCTTTTGAAATAAGCAATTTCCCATGCCGCAAACTCTTCTATTTTTTTCTCATCTTCGGACAATAGATCAATGAATTTGTCAAATTCAATATCAAAAACAGACTTATTGAACGATACCAATACGGCATAAAAAAAGATGATATGTTCAAGCGTAAGCATATTATCACCAAGGATCTTACCTGCCATTCTTTCGTATAATAAACGGGTATGTAAATTACATCCCAGTTTATAAACCTTTCCGTCTATTTTTATTTCGTTGGTATTCATTCCTTACTTCTTTCCTTAAGCGGTCCTTTTCCTTTAAAGGTAACATCGTATGTTGCTTTATCATTATGAGAGGCAGTAGCTGTAATAGATGTGATCATGCAATCACCCTCCCAACCTCCTTTTCCAATCGGCCAACCGCCTTCTGGCGCTTTACCTGTATCTCCGGGATTTAGCTTTTGAGCAAATGCGATATGAAATACCTCTTTTGCCAGTTGGCTCTTTAGCAATTCATCGTAATCCGACTCGACCATCATGGAGTTGCATTGTAAATCCCATGTGATTTGTCCTGCTTCACTATCCCCCCATTCACCAGTATCTTTATTCGAAATATCCAATTCCTCAGTATTCACATTCAGCGTATGTGTAAGTGCTGCGCCAAACGCTTTCCATGTATATTCTGGTGCTTCTCCTGATGCTTTGAAAAGCATTAAATCTCTACCTTTTACTACGCTCATCTTTTTTCCTCCTTATATTATTTACTTTTATTAATTCTTTTCAGCGATCTTATTAATCTTTTTTCCATTTCATCAAACACTTTTTTCTGAGAATACCTTTGTGCCTTTTGAAATAGATATAGAGCATCTATCTTTCCCGTATTTCGTCCTTTTCCTGCCCTTGTAAGAAATTTACGCATCCCTTTTCTATAACTACCTACAATTTTACGGCTTTTGGTTTTTCTCTCTTTTGTTCCAAGTTCAAACCACTTCATCATGTAATCACCCATGATATGGACTTTAAACACACCGGGATTTTCTTTATCTTCTTTCATTACAGCTTCGCCTGGCTTTTTAACACCAGATACACCATGTTTCCTCGTAGGAAGGCGTGTCCATGTAGCATAGGCCTTATTCGTCACACGCCTCAAATAATTGGCGCCTTGCCTTACGGCAGCCTTTTTAGCAACATCCATTTCCTTGCCTGTAAGCCTTGCTGTCAAATCAAGAAATTTATTAATATTGATATCTACTCCTGCTTTCTCCATGATCAATAAAATCACTTATGTATTAATCTACATCAATACTAATTTCAAAGTTTAATGTATGCCTGAAAGAACTATTAAAAGACGAAGAGCCATCTACCAATAAAATATCTGATATTGTCTGGCCTGTGTAACCTTCAAGTCCTTCAATAATCAAATCTTCAAGAAGATCAGAAGTGTCGAACTTATCAGAATAGATATCAATCGAATATTGCATTTTGAATCCTTCTATCCCATCCTTGCTCCGATCCGGAACAAGCGAATCACAGTTATAAACAACAAAAGGAAATTTCGCATCCTCACTACCAAAAGCAGGATAAATCCCGGTCTTATTAGGAAGGATCGATTCCAATACCTTATATATTTCCTTATTTACTCGTTGCATAAGTCCTCACGTCTTAATTCATACCTTGAGATTCCTCTATTTTCATTTAAAATCCGATCGATAAAATACCGATCTCCACCATATTCCGCCCGCCATTCGGTCGTAAGTCCGTTAACTTTCCAGGTAACAACAGAATAAGACTGGACCTCTGCATCTGCATCACTCACCGTCTCAGCATTTACCACTCGGTCCTGTATCTCACATAATCGATATTCCTGCTCGACAAACGCTGTTTCAGCCGCTCCTGTTTCCGAAACATTGCGAACGGGTTTCAAAAACACGACCTTTTCAACGAAATTTCCTATACTGTAGTTTCTTGCCTCCATATTCTTGGATTTGCGAGCCTCTGCGAGGCAGTTGTACGTTCATCAAGAGCATCGGCCGGATTCTCAAATAGCGATGAAGCCTTAAGAAGAATGGCAGCTTTAAGCGTATTCGGAAATCCGCCTTCAAACGTTGAAAACTTCCTTCCGCAAAAGCCCTCGATATATTCGGCAGAAGCTAAAAGAACCGTCGTAAGTTCTTCATCCAAGGTCTCGTCTACCGGCATTCTGAGATGCTTCTTCAATTCGTCCAATGATACCGGGCATTCTTCTAATGTCATACTATTCTCCTTTCGTTAGAGTATCGATTATCTGTTTCGCCGTAACGCTCCCGATACCCGGAACATCCGTCAATGATTCTTTTGCATCCAACACCTGACTCTTTGTAAATAAGCCTTCTTTTATCAAGGCCGCCCGACCCGGAAGATCAAGCGGTAAATCACTTTTGATCTGATCCGCATCAGCGGGGAGAACAAAGCCATCCTCTATGAGTTGTTTGGCCATCTCATCCGATAAATTGGCTTTGTCTCCTTTAAAATAGGCAAGCCCCGCTTTTGCTTTTCTAAATACTACCCACATAACTTAAGCGATTGTAATATCTTTGATTGCTGCGAAAGCTTCTTTGCGCTTGATAAAGATGTTATGATAAGCATTCAGGGTGACTTCATATGCACCGAACTTTTTCATTGTATACGGATCGACAATCAAATCCAAGCCTCCCCAACCCATAATCCAGAGATTAGACCAATCACCGAAAATAAGCGCAGAGCACTTCTTTGTAGCCGTGCCCTTGGTCAAATCTGACGGAATCAAATTAGAAGCCAATGCCCGGTATCCGTTCATTTCTCCACCTTCCCAGATATATCCAGCCACGTTTGCCGATTTTAGAGTTGTCTTTGCTTCGCCTCTTACCTTCGCATTCGTCACATATGCCATTGACGACACGTCAGCATTCTTAATAGCGATAGCTGTTTCCAGATCCACAATCTTTTTAAAAGTGATCGGACCACCATTGTCACCGATAGCCACCGAACCGATACCGTCCGTATTCAAAACGCCAGTCGGCTGTTTTGTTCCGGTACCATTAAGGGCAGCTGTCTCGAGTAATTCGGCATGTGCAACCAAAATATCGCTGGTAATTCTCCGATCAATATCCAAGTTCGACTGAATAGTTAATTGCTTGGAAATAGGCACATTGACAAAGCAGCGCATCGGATTAACAGATACTTTGCTAAATTGCTTCTTTGTATCCGATCCTTCTTCGTTTTCGTCCAGCCATCCCATAGTGATAGCTTCGCCTTGAATCAAATCGATATTATTAACCAGTCCTCCCATATAGGTAGCTCCTGCTTGTGTCAAGATCAATCTGTTTCTCAAAGCCTCCTGATACATCATCTGAGATGTAACCGTATATCCACCGTCAGCCGGTGTCGTTACGTTCTGACCGTCAAAGGCACGTCCTTCAACATGCATTCGGCTGTTTAAAAGTGCGGACGGAATACCTACACCGGTCAATTTATATCCACATCTTTTTGCCTCCTTTTCTGCCTCCTGAGCCATTTCCGCTTCAACTCCGGTCAGTTGTGATCCATTTTCTCCGGACGCTTCACGGATAAATTTTGCAAAACTGAAATTCTTGGCCACATCACGGATATTCTGCTGGTCAGCCTGTGCCGTAGCAGCAGCCCGTTCAGCTGCCTCATTCAAGTTGATAGCGTTTAATTCTTCTACCAATTCGGAAACCCTATCTGCTGACGAACGAAATTCATCTCTCTTGTCTTTATCTGACAAAAGCTCGTTCATTCGGGTTCTTTCCTGCTCCAATTCCCTAGTTACTTCATGTTTCTTTCTCATATCGCTTATATATTGATGTTTAACAATTTGACATAGTTATTGCAGTACGGCACATAAGATCAAGAGCCAAGGCCCGGTCTTCGTCTGCATCACGTTCTTTTTGGTCATTATTAGCATTGATATCCGGTTCCTGGTCTTCGATCGTACAGATATATCCATCTGCTGACATCCTTTCTATTGTCTCCCCTATAGGATCTGTACCTACTGATCTCACCAAGGCATTTTTATTCGACGGAAGAGGAGTAACAGATATCTCAAGTAATTCACAACGACCGTAATAATAGGTTTCATTTTTGCCACCTAAAGCTTCATCTCCTTCGCCGAATTGACCACGCTCCAATGGGAGGAAACCCACAGATACGCCGCGAAGCGTACCGGCAAGTACTTTTCTGAAAACTTTATCCGCCAATGGATTAAGATCCTCCGATTCAAAACGTATTTCCCCCATCAGCTTTTTATCTTCTATCCAAGCACGGGCAGTGCCGATCGTTTGGTCAGGATCACTACTTAGACCGTTATGATTGTAAAATGCAACTCCTATCTTATTGAAACGTTTCAAATCCCATTTGTCTGCCGACAGGACTGTTCCATATGTGTCGCGGGTTTCATCTGAAAATACGAACTGCACGGTTCTTGTTTTTTCGGCCTCTTTTCTATTCATTTGCTTACTTTTTCCTTTGGTAATACTTCTTTTCCTACAATATTTTCGTTGCCTGGATACAACATATCATCAAGTCCATCCATCCGGTTCATATTTTCCATTTCGCGCACCTCGTTACGGGATAACCAGCCATCCAAAACCGCATTGTGATAAAAATTTGACCGGCTTGTCATATCTCCACGCATCAACCCGTTCAAATTAAACTTGGTTTCGTACCTGCCTAATTCATCCTCAAAAAACAGCTTTCTGTCCATTTCTTGCTCATACCGCTTAACGGATGGGCGAATAGAATACTTAGCGTATTGGATATCTTGATGTTCTATGTTTGAAAATGTCGCTCTTGATAAATCAGCCAACATATGAGGAGGTAGATTAAATATCCTGGCGATATCCTGCAAAGCGAATGTGCGTGTTTGCAGCATCTGAGCAGCCTCCGGAGCGATACCAACCTGTTTATACTTTACACCCTGGTCAAGAATAGGCGTGCCGAAATTTTTTGTCTGATTAAATTTCTTAGCAAAATCGGCTGCAACATCAGCCCCCATCACTTTATCTGTTTCAAGAACAGCCTTCACATTTCCTCCCTGTTCAAAAAATTCATTTCCGAAAGACTGAGCGGAAATGCCACTGCTAATAGCCGCAGCGTTGTAAACAATGGGATTTACGCCTGTAATTCCATCTTCTGACATCCCGAAAAAATGCAACATGTCTTCATCCGGATAGGTCCCGTCGAAAAAAAGGCTACCGGCCACAATATACCATTTACGTGCATTTCTAAACACAACACTCACTAACCGGGGATGGACCGGTATCAATTCCACCGGATCACCTTTCATATCCCGACGGATAATAACAAAAGCATTCCCCCAACCTTCCAAACATGAATTAGTGTATTCCCAAAAAGTAAACACATTCATCCATCCGTTGGGCTTGTATTTTATCAGCTTGTATATATTGTGCTTACGGGCATCATGCCGCCCGGTTTCGTCAATAGAAAAAACAGTTTTAGGTAAGGAAGCTACCGTCTCAGAACGAAGACGGATTGCCGCATATACGGCGGTGAAACGCATTGCTTGTTCTGTGTTTACAGATGATAAGGCAGAACGGAATGAAGAAATAGAAGATAATCCGTTTCCCATGCTGTCAAAAGATCCTCTCGAACTTCTTGTTTTAAAAGAGGAAACCTTGCGTTTAAATATACCCAATAAGCTTTCCATTCTCCGCATTTTTTCACAAAATACAGATACTTATTTGATATATGCAACACAGCATACAAAGATTAACAATCTGTAAATAAGCAAATTAAGTCTTTATTTGCAATCTGAAAGTAAGATTACAAATGAAATCTGAAAATGAAAAAATAATTTAAACAAAACACATAAAAATCATAAGTTTACAAAAAAATAGCCTCTTACGAAAAGAGGCTATAAAATAATCAAAATCATTTGCAATTTTGGAAAAACAAATTAACTTTTTTTATTTGTTATTTCCGTCTGTCTGCTTCTTCAAGCTCTTAAACGCTTTCAATAAAAACTCAATAAACGTTATATCGTCTTTAAACTGATCCACATAATCCACATCTAAAGATCGGACATAGTTGTATGTCAACTCTTCAAGTGAATCACATATTTCATCAACTTTATACCGGGTGTTTATCATCTTGTTGAAAACTTCATAATCATATTCTACCATAACATTTCCTCCTATTCAAAATCAATGCAACTAAAAACAACATTAAGTAACTCCTCAAATGTATCTTCACTATATACCGGCATCGTGCGGCCACGATAGTAGGGATTCGGCTTGTTCCGGCCATACTTCAGACCTTCATCTATCAACACGCAATAGCTCCGCCATCCGGCATTCACTCTTTCCATATACCCTATACTGCAAAGCACATCGTTAAAATACTCTACATTTATGGTAACACCATGCTTTCGAAGTAACCGGGTTGCACTTATCATCCCATCACCGACGGCCGGAGGAAGTAGTAAGTTCTTACTTTCCGGTAAAGCCCGGATCCCGTCGTTGTTGATTCGCTGGATCAGTTCCGTTTTCGCCTCATTGTCCAACGGTAGTGACATAATGTGCTGGACTGTATCAATGATTGCATCTGCCTTCGATATTGACGGTGAGTTCATAGCACGATGGAAGACTTGACGGTATACTTCGAAGACTTCGCGCTTCTTTCGGGCAATGAAAAATTCAAGGCAGGGAATGGATAGTAAAATTAGTTCATATGGTCTACCTCCTTGCGAGTTTTCCACCGTTTGGGGGAAAACTTGGTAATCAGTATTTTGAGCGAATAAATCGCTACTTTTTAATGATTGTACAGCCTTATCTCTTCTGCTATACACAAGAGGCCAAACATCATCTAAATTTACTGGGAAATCATTACCAGAAGCCTGTAAATTCATGATTTCTTCAAAGTATAACTTCACATCCGAAGAAACACTGTTTTTCATTAACTTACTCATAATGTTTCCCCTCCATTCATTACATCATATGCTCCGGCAAGTACAAATACAAAGAAAAAACATAGGATAAGTAGGATGCATATCTTTACATCTTCTACTTTTTCAACAGGGATTACATCTTGCCAAGGTTCCGGCAGACGCTTCTTAAGGTTTATGACTAAGGCAAAAAGCATTGCCCATGAAAAGATTGTTCCGAGCTTTACGGATGCAGGTACAGGCGTACCAGCAGCTGAGATTGTTTGTTTCATCTGACTGTAGCATTAAGATGAGTGAGTAAAAAAGCAGTCCTATATAATCCAACTTGCTACAGTCACACATACGAGAGGTATATGAACGGATTATAATAGAACTGCCAATGCCTTCTATTCTCTCTTGACCTGCTCGCTTGCAGTGCCTATGTCTAACTGTAGCACTGCAAAGATGAGACAAAGATTTGAAAAAAGCAAATTATCAATACAAAACAAATCTTGAAATTATTTCTTTCTTTTAATTGCCATTCCCGAAACATGTAATTCATACTCATACTTATTTATGGGAACAATCGAATACTTTAGATTCACAATACCATCCGCCTTTAAAAGCATGGCATTCCTAACGATTTCAGTAGTTGCATCCTGATAATTTGCAGCCTTGTAATATCCATTTTCATACCCAGGTACGATCTTCGTAAACAACAGCGAAACGCCATTATATTCAAACGGAACTGCATCTGATTCAGAAATAAAGAAACCATTATCCGTATACATCGAAAAATCAACACTATTAGTCACTACCCGATAAGGAGATGAACATCCTGCCATCAATAAAAATAGCATAAAAACAAATAAAATCCTCTTCATATTGTTATCATTTTCACAATCACCACAAAGATACGTCTATTTTTGATAACACAATTGTATAGTGTAGATATCCTGTGCGAAACATATAAACAATGTTAAATATCTACTTTTCCCGAAAAATATTTGACTGCAAATTTGCAGTCAAAGAAAAAAGTCGTATCTTTGTAGTGTAATCAAAAAACAAACAATTAGAACAGGGCGGCAACCTATAAGCGGCGTAAGGAAATGAAAGCAATTGCAGTTAAAAACACATTCAATGCAAAAGAAAGCCTGAAAAACCAAGGATTCGTTTACGACCCTTCTACGAAAACATGGTCTAAGGACTTCGCTTCTCAGGCTGAGTTTGACGAGTTTTATTCCAACTTCACAAGTGCTTGCTATTCGGGTAGAAGACAATCAAAGTTTAATTCGGCCGTAGTTTTCGAATTTGCTGAAAACGAACCTGAAAAGCAGGAAGAAGAAACAGTCCCGACATTAGAAGAGGCAATAGAACTTGTCCACACGGGCAAAATCAGTGATTTTGAATTTGAGGTAAACGGATGGACAGCCACGTTAAACGGTTTTGCGTATGTCGTTGACGGGACAACATACAATATACCTGAATTGAGAAAAATATCTCCTGAGGCAGATCGAGAAGCCGATAGGCTGGAAGCACATATTGCCAAACAATATGTGGCTTATATGGAGAGACAAAAGGCAGCTCCTTATGTAAAAGCCGTAGAACAACTAATAAATAGAAAATATTGAACAAAATGGAAGATAATTACGAGTTAAGCGACCGAATACGCATCGGTCGAAGGATTGAAGATTTAAGAAAACAAGCGGGCTTATCACAACGCGATCTCGCGGCGCGTTGTGGCATAGCCCAAAGTACCGTGTACCGGATCGAAGCGGGGAAATTTTCGCCCCGACTTGACTTGCTTGAAAATATAGCGAATGCGCTCGGAAAAATAGTTGATTTAGTCTGATGGTAATTTAGGCGGGATTTGAGGCGTTGAATTATCATCAAAATGTTAAATATCTACTTTTCCCGAAAAATATTTGAATGCAAATTTGCATTCAAAGGAAAAAGTTGTATCTTTGTAGTGTAATAATAAAACAAACAAGACATGGACATCATAGGTAGTAAAATAGTAGGATACAGATACGGTGAAGCTCCTGAATGCGGGCGATCATTTAATACTCAAACAAGACAGTATGAGTGTGGGGTTTCAATGGCTCAGGTAGGTTATATGGAAGAAGTTGGCTCATTTGCCGTTTCCGGTGCTTATGGCCGTAAAAAATACTACTATGAAGGTACTATCGTCGGTTTTGGTGGTGATGATGAAGTCTGCCTCAGTGATGTAAGAAGAATCTCTTATAACGAATACAGATCACTAAAATCAACTTACAAAGAAGTAAATAACGCTATTGTTAATGAAAAATGCGATTCTCTTCTTTCTTTATTAAGAAGGGGGTGGACGGTATATCCTAATACAGTAGAAGGTATAGAGGAAATGAGAAATAAAATGTTGAAAAAATGATCTTATATAGCTCAAATCACGAAATAAACTTATATATTTGTTGAACACATATTTTTTATGTGATTTTTCAATTTTTCAGAATGCCTGGGCAGTGATGTTCGGGCATTCCTTTTATCTAACATTTCCGTTATTTTGACAACACATCTTCTATTTTACCTACAGACTTAATAATCTGCTCAGAATTACTTCTCAATATATGGTTCTGGCATTCCAAATCGCGTATTCTTTCCGCTTGCTTTCGGATCACCTGCGTATTACGCTGAAACGCATGTACCGCCTGCATGACGGCTTTTGAAGCTTGATGTAACTTTACCTCATTCATCAGATACAACAAAGCTTCCCGGTCCCTATCAGATAGGGACCGGATTAAGATGTTATTTATCTTTTTCATTCAATTCCTTTCAATAAGCGGTAACACCCCGGCCTTTTTCAACTTCTCATACAGAAAAATTCGGCCTTTCTGCCTCCATTCAGTATTTAAAACCGAATCTCTGCTCCCATCCTTGTGCATAATGGGGACCGATTTGCTATGCACATACCCTTGAGTTATGTACGGCGAATACAGGATCCATTGCCCGTTTACTTTTCTCTGTATCTTCAACTCTTCCAATAACCGGTTAAAAGACTTAGCAGTCATTCCGTAATCCTGTGCAATCTGTGTAATGGTAACCGTTTCCTTGCTATTCAATATAATCTCCAGATAATCCGTCTTTTTCTTCATTTCGACTATCTCCGTACTCATAATCGATATCTGCTTCAGCTGTTCTTCTATCTGCTCCTGTTGTTTTGCCGCCAACATCAATGCCTGGCTAAACGATCCAGGTATAACAAAAGCCGATTGTGTTTTTTCTCTCAATTTCTTTTCACATTCAATAAAATACCTACGTGCTTGCTTCCCTTTATCATTACCTTCAACCATTGATAATTCCTTAGCAGCATCAATAGTCAGGGCATATTCCATTCTCGTAGAATATCCTCCGTTTGCAGTTCCATAAATTTGTGGAGCTGTAACAAAATCCACATTTTCAACTAAATCGTACTTATCTATACGATTTTTTATCCATGTAGAAAAGTCTTGTTTACTTTCTAAAAAAGAATGTAAATCTCTTGCACTAACTACACTCTTACCGTTTTTCTCTGTAATCTTAACTAATACTTCCATTTTCTTTAGTAATTAAATCGTTGATAATTATATTGTTTTAAAAATTAACAAAACTCACTCCATTATACTGATACATATCATCCCCATCCTGTGACATATAGCCACCAATGGCATTCGCCATTGCGACAACACCGTCGATCTTCTCAATACTCTTCCTCTTGTCCATCTTGATATTATCATTTGCATCCCTGTATATCACCACATTTCGAAACATCCAGCGAATAACCGGATTACCCATCAAATCGACAGAAGCGGAAGTAACGTCAGCCTCCAACTGTTTGGTAGGCTCGCTCATGTTCTGGATCCCCTGGCTAAACTGGTCAAGTATATCATCGAAACCTTCTTTTTGCAACCCCTGTATCACTCCATTGTATGCCTTGGCAGGGTCAAAAGCGAGGTTCCGAACGTCATATTTTCTCAATATAGCCGATAACTCGCTTACCATGATATCGATATCAACTACTCCACCGGGGGTTACATTTATCCAACCTTCCTTTTGCCATTGCCTATAATCGACCCTATCTTCCTTTTGCAAAATTTTATCTTCCGGAATCCAAAAATACATCCTGAATGCCGGGTGCCGGAGCTTCGGAAAATAAAGTGCAAGCGCATTAATATCCACATGGGCCGCCAGGTCAAGACCGGCATAACATTCCTGACCGATCAGATCATCTTCTGTAGTTCCATAATTACAAGCCGCTACCTTTTCATCCTGGATCCAAACATCCGGAGCATCCACCCAGAGATTCAAGTTCTTGGTTTTAAAGTTTACCTCTGTAGTACCGCCTTTATTCAACGCCTGTTCAAATTCCATTTGCATAAAATCCTCATAAACAGACACACCAAGATTAGGACAAGCCTTTGTCCACACCGCAGGATCCTTCCAGTCATCTTCTTTGTCAAGCGAATAAATCAGCGCAAACGTACTTTCCTCCTTTACATCCCCACGCAAGACATCTATATAATGCCTACGCATAGAATAGTAAGGCGATGACATATCAAACCCAGCCGTAGTGATTGAAAATATAAGAGGCTGCCGCCTGGCCCCCATACCGGAACGAAGCAGATTGTAAATATCATCATTCGGCCAAGCATGCATCTCATCACATATACCACAATGTGGCGATAGACCGTCCTTGTTTTTAGTCTCTTTAGATAGCGGTTTGTAAGATGATGCCGTCGATTCCATAACTATGGAAGTAGTCCACTTCTTTACATACTTGCTTAACATGGGTGATTGCTCCACCATCATACCGGCTGCTTGCCAACAGATTGCAGCCTGGTCCTTATCAACGGCCGCACTATAAACCTCCGCTCCCTGTTCACCATCAAGTATCAACATATAGAGTGCGATAGCAGCAGCGAGGAACGTCTTTCCATTCTTTCTAGCTACTTCTACATCCGCATATTTAAATCGTCGGACACCGTTCTTCGTCTTCCATCCGAACACAACCCATAAGATAAAGCATTGCCAATCTTCCGGCACAAATTCCTGTCCTGCCCATTCTCCCTTGTAATGCCGAAGGAACTGGCAAAAACCAAGTACTTTCTTGGCTGCTTTTTCATCAAAATACAGTCCCATTTCGGCAGCTTGCTTTAAATCACGCACATGCCTTTCTACCGCCAACCGTTCCAATTCCCCGGCTTTCCGTTTTCCAGACATCACATTGTCGATGTATGACAACGCCTTATCCTTGTATATTTCTTCCTTTTTCCTTTTCATCTTATTCCATTTAAAAATTGAGCCAATTCGTCCTCCTCCTCTTTAGGTGATTGGTTGATTTTCTGCCTACTCATAGGCGTAAAACCAAATTCCGCCCCCAGCCTGTTCACATAGTCAAATGCTTTAAACATCATAGATACCTCTTTGCCCGAAACCCCATCCAACATTCGCTCACCTGTATCCACGTTGTCCATGATATTTGTCATGCAGGTAAAAACAAAATCCAAGCTAAACGCATATAAGGCCAAATGCTCAAGGTCAAGCTCCGTCAGAACGCCCAGCGCAATCAACTGGTTGGCTTTCGTCTTAAAAATATCCTTCGATCGCTTTGTCTTCAAAACCTTTAATTTTGCAGTCGAAGTGATCTGCTCGATGGATGTCAGCTTTTCTGCCGAATCACTGTTACCCGACATCCTGCACGGCTGGTCCGTTCCACGAAGTTTTTTAACTTCATCCAAAATTTTAGGTCTGCCCTTTCCCATTTTTTACATATTTTTAGTTTACAATAAAAAGTCTAATTTTGCACGCACGCGGAGCGAGGTGTGTTGTGGTCTTGGAGACATGTCCCCTTAGAGATTTGATACCCCCCTCCCCTGATACTATTTCGTCATTTTTTCTCAATTTACACCGTCATTTTCTCGTGCGCGTACATTATAAAGCCTCTGAGACAACAACTTATAGGGTTGTCAATCCATCGAGATAATTATACATGATATAATTTCCATTTAAACCCATTTTTCTTTTGATTTTAGAAAGCTTCATCTAGCGTACGTGCTGCTGGATTATCCAACCTTAACTTTCCGTTAATGCTTTCTAAATAGATTTCTGTCGTTTCGATCCTACGATGTCCAAGCATTTGTTGGACCGCTTTGATATCGGCACCATTGAGTAGTGCCATCACTGCCGCCGTATGTCGAAGCGAATGGGATGTCTTTTGCCTTGAATATATACCGGATTTAACCATGTAAGACTTAACAATCCTACCTATTCTGTCAGGAGTCATTTGCCTTTCGCCCGTCGTACTATGTGTTAAAAACACAAACTCATCATCGCAAGCTACCCCACGAAAAGGCAAGTAATCATCTATAATAGGATCTATCGCTTTGTGCGTAAGACCAACCAATTGCCCACCCACTTCTTCCCCTTTCCGGAAAACCTCGACAATATATCCGGAGTCTGATCTATTGATATGATTAATTCGCAATCTCGATACTTCCACACAACGAAAGCCGGAACGAAGCATAAGGTTTATCATGGCATAATCCCTTTTGCCTACTAAACTATCACGTGGTATAACAGATAACAATCTCAACACCTCTTCTTTTTCAAGGTGCAATTTCATGTGAGAATTTGACTTATTCTTAAGCCTTATTCCAGCAGCTATATTTTCGTGCTCGCCAGCTATTTCGGCATAACGATAAAATTGTCTAACTGCTTTAAGATAAGAGTCTACAGTATTGGCAGACAATCCTTTATTAATAAGATAGTTTTTATAGGCAAGAATATCTGCTCTGTCTAAATACTTGATATTCCTTCCTTCCATAACAACCCATCTTTTAAAAAAATCAAGGTTATTGGAATACAACTTTTTGGTGTTATCTTTTACATCGAGATTTTTAAAAAAATCCTCTTTTACTTCTTCAAAATAATGTACCATAACTTTTATATTTTGTTCGTGGACGCCAGGGAATCGAACCCCTTTCTTCCCCAGTAAGGGAAGCTCTACCATTAAGCTATACGCCCGGTTGCCGGTCTTTCCCGGCTGTCAAAGAAAACAACAAAACTTGCTGCCTCCCGGCGGTAATTGCTCCCGGATAGCCGACCAAAGCACACCGGGATGTTGTTTGAAATAATAAATAGAAACAAAATAACCGGTCTCTCACCGGACGCTGTCCTTTAACAGCGGAGTTGATTAATTAAACATTGATTATTAATACTCACCCTACCGTGCTCCTGCCTACCGGACCATTGCAAATGTCAAGGTCTACCACTTTCAAGATTTGCGGTTGCCGGTCTGAAGCTAGGTTTGTACCTCGGATGCTCAGTTTTTCTTCTACCGACCGAACACCTTTTTGAATTTGTTGTCTAAAGCATTAAGTATTCTAACCCTTATTGTCGGATCACAACTTATATTATCAATCGAATAGATTCTAGCGAGAAGTTGTTCTCTTGAACCGCAGAAACATCCACAAGTATAAAAAGGGGCGATTTGGGGGTAATTGTGTTTATACCACATATGATTAGTTCCTTTTACCGCCACATAGTTTTTAGTGACTACGAAATCGTAGGTTGTTTCTTTATAACCCGGTGTGTTAGGGTTCCCAGCTGCGCTACGGCGGACACTCCAGTCGCTATCCTTAGCCAGTTCAGTTAACACTTCTACCGGTGTGTTAGGGTTCCCGGCAGCGTTACGGCGGACACCCCAGTTGCTATCCTTAGCCAGTTCAGTTAA